TCCAATTTAATAAATCTCCAATCATAATGCTCACTATTAAATACACATTCTAAATTGAGTTCACTTAAAATGTACTCATTAAGAACCTGTACATAAAATTCGAGTGTATGTGATAGTTCGTTGCTTTGCCTACATTCAGGTAATACACGACCATCTGGAGCTAATACATATCGGAGACCATATCCACTATAATTATTAATATGGGCAATAAAGAAATCCCAATCTACGCGTTCAGCGTAGTATTTCTTTTTAGCTTCAATGGATGGTCCTTGTAAAACTCTTTCATCTGATAAAAGATTAGATAATCCAGCCTGAGAATCTAAAACTTCGTCTTCAGCAACAACCTCTAATTTAAGATTTTTATTCAAATTATCAAAATTCATATTCATAGAAACAATAAATTCTTCTTGTTCCTTATGATGTTTCATAAATTCATCTGAAATAAAATCATACATAACCTCACGATCAATATTTTGATAGCGAGAAAGAGGTCTATACTCTACCTGATCACCATAAGTATCAGCAAGTTCAGTAGTAAGTGAATGACAAGTTTTTATTGAACATCTATAAAATCCCGTATGTAAATGAATAGCATAATTAGTTCTTCTGGCAAGAGCTCCTTTGGAACGGACAAATCCAGCCCCAAGGGAACCTACACCATCACACTTCCTATTTGTAGTTAAAATAACCAAATCAGGTCGCATATAAACTTTGCCTTTCATATCTACATTAGGGTTTAAAGCAGTTTTCTCAATGTTATTAACATAATCAATCATTTTATGAAAAGGATTGATTGAATCTGATGCCTCTGGACTAGATGCATCAATATCATCGAAAAGAACTACTTTATGAAATGTTCTATACTCTGACTGAAATTTATCAGTCTCATTGATTGCAACCATATCATAATCATTAAATGTTCCATACATCTTGCGCATACACGCTTGTGCTATACGAACTGCTGATGATGATTTACCCACACCGGGTTCACCATACAACATAATACAAAATGGTTGCTTTCTTAATTTTCCTGTTGTATTATCACATTCTAATTCTAGAATTGCCTTATATATATCTGAAGCAGTCTTCTGATAATAAGGTTTTTCTGAAAAGACCATAACATAATACAACATCCATAGTCGATTAACAAGAAATTCTTTGCTATATCGACCAACCCCTATCTTAACGGATGAAACAGAATTCAAACGCCTACTTATTTCCCCAGTCCAACATAAGGCAGATCTAATCTGATCCATAGTCAAACTATACATGAGAAGTACTGGGCTAATTGCTGTGGCTGTCCAAAACATAATTTCTGAACTTTTTAAAATTAACTTAGATAGAGAATTAGTAATGCAATTTATTTAATCCAGATATCTGACCGCATTAAATCAGATTCCTTAAGTATAATTGTTGGACCCATCTAAGTCCATGTATAAAAATACATAATCATTACAATTCCGG